CGAACCACTATAGAAATTATGCCTCTGGATGTATAGACCATCTTAAATACATCACCCGGATTCAAATGTGCCATCGTTCGTTTACATTTTAGTTTTATTTGTGCTGCAAATACTCCAAGTTGATGTTGGTCACGAGCTGCTAATTGTCCTGCTAACACATCGTTTACAACACCTGTATATGCAACTTCATTTGGAATGAGTCTTTCACCTTGTGCATTAATCAATGCCATGTCGTGATTTGCTGTTGTTACCGGTATATTGTTATACATATCCCAATATTTCAAATATGTCACATCAGGAATCTTGTGCATTAAACCTCGTGAAAAACTTTCGATGTTAACAATATCTGTCTCATCAAACACTTCAAGATCACCTATCACATAATCATCTCGAATCAATTTCATTTCGAGCATTCCTGTCAAGTGGTCTTCATAAATAACGGCGTTTATGTATCGTAAAACATCTTTCACATGAGCTTCAAGTGATTGACCACCTTCCCATTTTATACAAAGACCAAAGCCTTCATTGTAAAGAACATCTGCTGCTGCTTCTAAATTGGTATCGTTGACCAATGATGTGGGTGTGCCAAGCCCCCATTCAGTATCGGTATAGATTTCCCGTAACCAATGAATCGGATTTATCTCATAAGTTCGTATTGCTGCTTTCGAAGGATACCATTGCGCCTCGCCCGTAGTTAAAACGTTAGTTCGTTTAACTAAATATTTCCACGGACGCATTTGGGTTGTTCCACCTATAATTACTTTTTCTAACACTGTTGATGTCAATCCTCGGTCAGCAGAAATACTGGCACCGCAGTTACTCACAAGATAAGCATTTTGTAATTGAGTGGTTTCACCATAACGAAAACGAACACGACCCCAAAGACCACCACCCTGTTCAGTTATCTGGCCATTATACTCATGTAAACCACCATACAGTTCATATAATTTGAGATAACAACTGGATGCCCCATCTGCATTGAGTGCTTTTCTATTCCCTTCTTTTGGCCATACTATATCCTTATCAACTCTTATTTGTAAGATACCATCACTAACACCTTGTGTCAAAATGTGCAACGCTCCATACTTATAATGATTTATGTACACGTTCGTACCACCTGATCCAGATAGTCTAACTCTTACTGAAGTCCAATTCACATCCCCAAACCATCCCACAATAGGATTTTCGATCCAACAGGTTCCTGCAATAATAGGAAATTTTGTGCCTTCTCTTACTTCAGGGTTTTTGAATTTATCAGGGTCAGTATATGTGTCCTCCGGTTCTTGTTTAGACAAGGCCATAACAGCATAGGATATTCCGACTGCCAACGCCATTTTAACTACAACCCAAAAAAACCATGTTAGTGGTTCCATACTAAACCTTTTAATAAACTAAATTACTATCATAAGGATTCTGTATTGGTAAATGTGTCTGTCCACCATAATTCAATATATTATTGTATTTATTAACACATGCGTTTTGTGTATGGCCACATCCCGGATAAGCACGAAATGAATCTCCAGCCACGACAGAAGGACCAAATGGACGGTTGATTGTAATGGTATTGCCAACTTGTGCAGTAATTGATCGGCGTGCTGTTCCCACTATAATTTCACCACCTGCACCAAAGAAATAAGCCTCCATTGCATCATCAGCTTCTATCATTTCTATTTCTCGTACAGCAAGTGAAGTATCTCCCAAAGCTGTACCCCATTGTTCATACACAAATACTCGATAATAAAAATAGGCTGTATCATTATCAAGTCCTATAGTTATCCATTCTGAAGGGTCTGTTATACGATCAACTTGTGTGTCACTTCCACCTTCACCTGAATAATAACTACAATTACCTTCCCAATCATTAGCGTCAATAGTTGTCCAAACACTTCCATTGTCACTACCAGCAATCCTAACATACTTCATACAAAAATCACCCGGAGCACCGATGTGCGCTGTATATCCCGGTCTTATCCTTATTTTCTTAACGGTCTGTGCTATTGGCCATTGAACAGATGTCCAATTATTTGTGAAAGTCTGGTCGGTAGCCCAATACGTAGCACCATCATCATCATACACACGCCTTGAAGTTCCTTCAGATTCATCATATAAACATCCCGGTAAATTAGTTAAGTCGCCATAGTTAGCTGGAATTGTTGCTGCTGCACCAAACTCTGTCGCTGTGATAGTTACACCATCAATGCTGTCTATTGTTCCGTCAAGTCTGTATGTCTCTTTATTGACACCACAACGATAACCATATAATAAATGACCACAAATTCTCATAGCTCTGCGACGCCCACCGACAAAAGGCAAATCAGAACTTCTCGGCTCAAAAGTACAAGTAGGAATATTTTCCGCATCCGTTTCTACATAGGTTAAGAAACCCTTAAAATATGTGATGTATGAACCAGAGTGACCCCTGTGAATTGTTATTGTCACTTCTTCATCGGGTACACCCGCAAGACAAAGTAAAGCAAGAGCATGACCTCTCGACAGTTTTATTTCAACACTGTCCTTTGGTATCTCCTCTGTCTTTTCAATTTCATTTCGTTCACATGGTGTTGATGTATAGACATGAGTTGCATAAGTAGTGTCCTCCCCACAACTGGTTATCCGCCAGTGTGTAATGCCCATAGCAATGTCATACAACTCTATCGGCTGGCCACTGGCTGCTGAATCTTCTGCTGTTTGATATGTCATTCTTTCACCATCATAAACACTTGATTCACACTGTTCTTATTATGTTCAAGCCAATCTATTTCTACTAAATCCGATGCTTGCCGATTCAAATCGAGAAAACTAATTATGCAACCGCCTATTGGAACTTCAACTCCTAATGATGTATCCATCGAAACAACTTCTTCGGTTTCATCTGCTTCAACAATCCCAGTTATTTTTTTACAAATGACAGTCCCGTCAGAAAAGATGAAAGCCAAATGCGTTCTCAATGTGTTATATGTCATATTTGAAGCAAGTTCGATATTTACTATGTGAAAACTCATATCGGCAGCACCAATAACATCAGTAGCAACCATATCCTCTCTATATGTTGGCATCCAACACGTGCCTTGTCTACCTAACAACGAATGTAGGAATAATCTGAAGTCCCAACACTTTGCTCGTGTGTCATTATAGAACGTCCAATTCTGTCCTAAGAAATTGAATTCACTATCACTGTAATAATCAAAGTCACCAGCATCATAGTCTTGTGCAAATGAATCACTGTCAGACGAATAGCTTTTATCTTGTAGTCCTATCACAGAACCTGTAAGCATAACCGGCAAACCCAAATACGTCTGGGTTGCTGTGAAGCCTGTTAAAAGAATGTTGTCTTTTACAGCAAAATTAACTTGGACACGAGAAAATGCAACTTCATCGTTTGTTCTTTCAATAACTTTTGTAATTTGTGCAAGTCTGCAAGGCATTATGTATTTAACACCTGTGTATGTTGCCACCACAGGCAATTCAAGTGTAAGCAAACCAGCAGCAACGGTCTGCACAATCACTGTCTCATATTCAGTAAGAGACTTCCAAATTATGGCAGTGCTATTGTCACGAAAATCAGCATTTGTCGTATCTACTGTTATCGTTGATTCTCCAGCAGTTATGGTTGTAATGTGCCTGACTTTTTCAGTCCAAATAGGCAAAATAAAGTGATACTTCTGTCTGATAAACATCAAAGCATCAAAACGTGCTTGTTCCTGTGCTGTTTTTAATTTTATCGAGTAAGAAAATGCTTGTCGTGGTATCTTCCGAACTATGATCCGTTGCTCTGAACCAATACCGTCATTTGGTTTTATTATATCTGTCAACCATTCCAAAGATTCTTGTACTTCTATATCAGGCACGAATGTAAAAGGCACTGCGGATGGGGGAAGGACGGTCATCTCAATTTCGATACTACTGACAGAGACAAATTCACAGCCCCAGTACGGAGCATCTACCCAAAGAATCTGTACTGTACCTTGATGTATGCGAAGTTTTTGCGAAGGTTCCGCGAGTGTCTGTACCGTACCTTGATGTATTCTTAATTTAGCCATTACTTAACTTGCTGTTGAAAACTCCCAACCAAATTGTGATGATTCAATAATTGTTTTAGACCAGACACCATCTGTATCAGGACGCCTTAATATAATTGTTTGTGTCATCTCTACTGTGTCCCCTACCTCAAAAGGTGTTTGGTCGTAATCAACACCATCCATTCTTATAAATGGCGTACCTTCCGCGACACCAGCATCTGAATTTCTTGTCAAAGCACGAATACCAACTGCAAGAATCGTTGGTAAATCACCCGTTGGAGTGACATAATAGCTGTCTTTATAACCAACTGTGTCTGCTTCGACATAATGGTCAGTGGCGTCGTCGGCGATATTATCAATTGCGTCCCAATGGTCAGTACCAGCATCCACATCAAATTGTGTATAATCACCATCGCTGGTGGGATAAAAAGGGTCAACTTTTACATCACCAAGAAAATTATTAAAAGTGAGCCCAGATGTATTCAGTAAATACATGTCATCGTAATGTAGTCTATACTTACCAGTTACGTCTGTTCTATGTCCTGCAAAGGAAATTTTTTTAACATTACCACTTCCAGCATTCATTAAATTTATAGTGCCGGTTATAGGAATGACATCAATTCCATTAACTCTAACCTGAATAGCATCAGTTCCATCACAAGTAAATTTTATTTCAACATATTGATAAATATCAAAGGTTATTGCACCATCAGCACTTTCAGCTAACACTGAACCAGCAGCAGCATCTTTAATCCTAAGCCTGCCTGCTGTTGTCAAATCAATACAAAATTGCATTGTTGGAGTTGCATTATAAAAAGACATAAACCAAGTGGTAGCCACTCCTCCAGAAGTTGGGTTTAATGCAAAACCCAAAACAAGAGATGTTTGAATATCATCTAATGTGTACGTAACATAATATGGAGCGGGGTTAGCATACATCCTAAGACAATACCCACTCCTTCGTCCTATACCTGGTATGGTGGTACCATACCCACCTCTAATCCAATGCTTATCATTACCAAGCCACGTTGAATATATTCCTTCAAAACCTTCAAACATTATTAATGACATAATCTTACCTCTTATGTAATTTTAACAAGTACATTCCCTATATCAAATTCAGGAGCTGGATTTAAGGCTGTGACAGAGACAACTTCTGGCAATTCCGAAACACCAAGTTCAGTACCTCCAGACAACGCATCGTAAAGTTTGACATACTTAATGGACCCCCAATCACTACTCGGAGTGGGAAATATAATTTTAACAGTATTCGTCACAACTCCAGCATCCGCAGATGACCAATCCCCAACAGCAGATGGCATTTCAGTTTCCACTCTGGCATATTCTACTGCTGCTACTTCGTCACCAGCACTATCAATCAAAGCCATATATAATGTCGGATACATAACTTCAAAAAAATAATCCAACAATGTGTTTCTTACCGCTACACTTAATCCCATGTTTATTATCCTAATACATTTCTATTCCGTGCAACTTTCTGAACGATTATTTTTTCACCCGCAGCAGACCGCATTGTTTCAAGCTGTGCTTCTTTTTCATCCCGAACAATTACAAGTTTCATC